CTGTTAATCCAGCGTGTTTGTGTAAATGTTGTTTGTAAGTTAACACTCTTAGTTTAGATGAGTTGATAAGTGTATTGACAGAACCTAAAAACTCACACTCAAATTCTGATTGAAACTGTTCTGGTGATGTGTTTCGAATGGTTGCTTCTTTCCATTTTTCATCCCTACCTGGAACTTCTGACCAATGCACTTCTATTGGTACATAATCATTTTGATTATTTTGAGCATCAATCCATAGTTTATAATACATATTCATACCATGTGGCGTAGATACTATAATCATCTTTGTATTTTTACCAGATGATATTGTAGGATAAACAGAACTAAAGAACTGCTCAGCAATATTTGCAGGAACAAATGCAAACTCGTCTAAAAATATAATATTATAAGAACCACCTCTTATCGCACTAGATGAGGTTGCGGCGGCAATAATTGTAGATTTATTTTCTAATTCAATGCTACCTTTATTCCAATTTATAACACCTTGTTGTAACCATTTAGGTAAGTTTTCGTATGCAAGTTGCAATCTACCTAATATATCTCTAGCAGTAGATGATTTATTTGCAAGTATAGCAATGTTTGAGTTTGGATTAAACAATGCGTAATGTAAAAGATATGATATTGTTGTTGTAGATTTACCAGACTGTCTTGGCAATTTACATATAGTAAAACGATTATCGTGAATAGTTTGTACAATATGTTTCTGAAAAGGATACATTTTAAAAGGAACAAGACCTTCATCTAAAGAAACAATTTGAACATATTTTTCCATGAAGTACAAAGGATTTCCTGCACACTTTTGATATTCTTTAATTTGCTCTTTTGTAAACTCTACTTTAGTATTTACTTTTTTTAAGTTTGGATTACCTAAATATGCGTCAGTCAATTATAACTCCTTCAATATGTGTATAACCTAATTTCAATGCAGTAGTTACTCTTCTACTTCCTTTAAACACAACAAAGTCTTTTTGTATATATGGTACACCATTTGCACCCATAGTGCCTGTATGTGTGTCTTTTCTTATCTCTATAGGATTTAGTAATTCTTTGCTTTTAAGTAAATCATCAAGAATTAAATCATGTTTAACATAAGTTAAATCTTTAATCAGAAATATTCTTGACTTCTTTAACTTCTTTTTCGCTTTCAGTATCTTTACCATCTTTTAACATTTTCTGTAATTCAGCAGTTGAACCAACAAATAAGGCATTCTTAATGTTAGTATTTGCATTTTTAGGAACTTCTTTTAAATCTTTTAATTTCTTTTGCAAGTCTTGTAGTTTATCTGTGACTGTTGCAACTTGACCAATTAATTGACCAGCAACTTCATATGCTCTAGGGTGTTGACCTTCTTTTGCAATATCTAAAATACCATCTATTGCCTTTTGCCCTTTTTCTATTAACTCATAGTAATTCTCTCTACTATTTGTGTAGTCATTATCTATATCGTCTTTTTCTTTATCTTCTTTTCTAACAGTAGGTGCTTTAAAATCGTCCGTTTTAACTTCTGTAGTTTCTACACCTAATATATCATTTAAGTTATCTTCTAATTTAGACATCTTCATCTCTCACTTTATCATATCTTTTACCATCTGCAAAATTGCTGATAGTAGTTGTAAATCCAAAATCATCATCTGCATCTGCTGAAGTAGGATTAGGTACTACAACAATTCTTTCTTCTCTAGCAGAGGTTCTATCTGTATCTGTAAATAAATCTGATTGAACTTTTTTAATAACTTTTTGTGTTGTAGCAGGACCATATAGATAAGTTTTAGCAGTAAATGATAATGTGTAAATTACTGCTCTTCTGTTTGTAAATGAACCGTCATAATTATCAGAAAATCCAACATTACCTAATATAATAGGCACATCTCTTTTTAAGTTTAATTCAGGAACAACATTTATTGTTACTGTATAATCAGGTTGAAAGAAAGGTAATATCTGTTCTACTATTTGTAAACCACCCTCAGCAGTTGCAGTAAACACAGATAAATCAAAACCTATGTTATATGGAACAGGTGTATAATTATAATCTAAGACCTTACCACTAATACTACTCTTTACAGATTTGTGTTTTTGAAGTCTAGTTAGTTTTCTACTCGGATCATAATCTAAAGTTTTAATTTCAAACCCCATTCTAGGTAATGTGATTGCAAACTCTCTATCATCTAAACTTGCTTGTTGTTCTAATCGCACTAAAAATTTTTCCTTAGGTGCATATGCAAGGGGTACTTTTATTGATTGTACAACATTACCATCTGAGTCAGTTCTTTGCACAGTAATGTTATTGAATATAGCACCAAATGCAATTGTAACTTTTCTTAATCCTTCGTTATAAAAATATTTTCCGAACATTATAAGTCAACCTCTCCGAATGGATTTCTTTCTGTAAAATCTAAAATATCATCAGCAACACTTGCTGTATCGAAACCTGCTTCTGAATCTAAATCATTATTATCTGCATATTTAGATTGTGTTTGTAAATCATAACTCTCATCAATAAAGTATTGTTTTTTACCATCGGCACTATCATTTTCTAATAATAAATAAGACGCTGTAGAGTCATCTAATGTGCCTTCTTCTAATTCTACTTGAAAGTTTAATTGGTCTAAAGAGTATTGGTCTTCTGCACTATCGATATCTGTAATACCTGTATTCAATTGTTCTGATGAGTATTCCCATCTTGTAACTTTTAATTGATAAACTGGTAATTGACCTAATTGAAAGAAAGGTTCTTGGTCTTCTACGAATTGTATCTCAAAGAAAGAATTCATCAAAGGCACATATATTATATCACCTTCGTTAGGTCTACCTTCAACAATCATAGTATGATAACTATCTACAGCATCTTGCCATCTTCTTTTCGCTAAAGTAAATGTAGTATCTTCTCTAATTTCTAAACCAAATTTGCTTATTAGTTCTTGTTCTCCTGCAAATCCTTCGTTAGATTCCATATACATTTCAATGATATGACTATCATCAAATTTAGATAATGTATCTTCGCCTAAAATTATATCTCGATTAACTAGAGTTCTTGGTAAGTAAAAGACATCAAAACCATAAATTTGTAGACCCTCTATGATTAAATTTTCAAAGAGTTTTTTTTCATTATCATTGCCAATTCCTTGACCACCTTGAAAATAATGATTTACTGCCATAATCTACCCCATTATCATATGTGGTGCTTCTTCATATGTGCTTCTGATTTCTGTTTCCAATTTTTCTATATCTTGTTGTCCTTCTTGCATTATTTGACCACCATTTAATGTCACACCACCCACCATAGTTACACCATTAAATTTTGAAAGGTTGGCACCCCATTGTCTTTTTATTAATGCAGTTACATATCTTTTTAAATAAATGTCATTGTAAATATCTGTATATTCGTTAGGGTCTAATTTTCTATAACACTCTATGACAAGATACTCACCTACCTGTATATCATTTTTCCAATCCATATCAATGTATAGTCTGTTATCCATTTGAGAGTATCTCATAGGTTTTTCACCAACCAGAACATGGTCTAAGAAATCTAAATGTCGTAATACAATGTCATAGTTTACAATTGATGTAGATGAAAAATCATATAGGTCATTTAATCTCATTTGATAACGAACATCAAAAAGATTTAAATTACCCTTATCAGAGAAAGGAAATATATTAACTATAGATATGACACTATCTGGTACTATGAGATAACTTCTATCTTCTTGCCAAGATGTACTTGTTTGAGTACCTTGATTAGCAGTTTCGTTCTCTTCGCCTATAATTCTATTTTTATCTGCTTGTGTGTATTTGTATTTGAGATAGGTTCTTCTAACACCATCATAATGATATTGAGCAAAGTATTGTAATGCTTCATCTATCCTATCATCTACTTGTTGGTCATCAACATTTATTTCAATAACAGGTTTACCTAATGCTCTTAAAGCATATTGTTTAAGTGTTTCTTTAGTCGATGGATTTGCCATTTGTTCCCTCTCAATTAAGAATATTTATAAGGGAAATTATGAACCTGGTGTAAATATAGTTTTAACTACTGTTGAACCGTCAGATGCAAGAATATTAATAGTAACTAATGATTTTAATTGAGCACTACCTATAGCATCATCTGCCATCATCGCTTCTTCTACACTATCATTAGCAATTGTAACTGCACCAGCATTTGTCATAGTTACATCACCAGATAAGGCGGCGGCGGTAAAACCTGTACCATCACCAATTAATATCTGAGTATTTGTAACTGCTTTTGCTGATAAAACACCTGAACTATTTGCATCTCTTACAATAACTGTATTTGCGGCGGCGTTGGCGATTTCTGCAAGTGCCACACCAGCATCTTTAATAGTAATAGCACCACTTGATGCGGCGAAGTTATCACTTGAAAATGACGCAACTCCCTTATTACTCGTACTTGCGTCTTCTCCTGAAAATGTAATAGTTCCTGAACTTTCACCTACATCCATACCTTCGCCAGCGGCAAAGGTTATTGTTCCACCCAATGCTGTTGCTGTGGTTGTAGAACCATCTGTAACTGTGATAGATGAATTTGCTAATTCAGCGTTTGCAACTCCACCATTTTTTATGGTTACAGCACCACTTGATACTGCAAAGTTATCACCATGAAATGATGCAACACCTTTATTAGATGTTGTTGCATCTTCACCAGCAACTGTTAATAAATTTCCTGTTAATGTTGTGTCAATACCTTCTCCACCGATAATACTAAACTCATCACCCAATGAGATATCGAACACATTTGAACTTTCATCACCTATTGTGATACTTGAATTTGCTAGTTTTGCATTTGCAACTGAACCTGCTAATTGAGCACTAGTTACAGATGCGGTTGCCAATGTTAATGTACCACTAGAAGTATCTAGTGTTTGACCAGATGCCAAAGCGATTGTACTACTACTTGACCCTGCTAATTCATCTACTTTTAATTTACTTGCCATAAGACTATTTATACTCCTTTAATTTTTTACAATATTTCTAGTGTTCCGTTGCCGTCAATATCCATGACAGCATTACTACTTACTGTAATATCACCAACTATAAATGCGTTTTTAGTTGATGCCGTTGTGTATGTTGCATTTGATGATATAGTATTTGCGTTACTGAATATATCTCCTGCATCTAATTCTGAACCTGTGATGGTAACACTACCTCCTAATGATACTGAAGAACCATTTACTGTGATAGACGAGTTTGCCAACTTGGCATTTGCAATTGAACCTGCCAATTGTGTGTTTGTGATACCACTTGCCTTGACTGTAACAGCACCAGAGGATACTGCAAAGTCGTCACTAGAAAATGACGCAATACCTTTATTTGAAGTTGTTGCATCTTCACCAGCAATTGTCATAAGATTACCTGATATTGTAGTATCAACACCTTCGCCGCCAACAAAACTTAAACTTGTTCCTAAACTAACATCAAATTCGTTTGATGACTCATCTCCGAATGTTATAAAAGAATTTGTTATGGCAGAATTTGGTACATTTGTAATAGTAGAATTGTTACCATCAATATTAGCAACAATTTCACCTCTAGTGATTGATAGATTTCCTGTTGATGCACCTGTAAATGTACCTGTTCCTACTGTAAACTTATCAGCACTCTCATCATAACCTATGAATAAGTTTGCGTCATCACCTCTTTCAATAACGATACCAGCATCACCTGTTGCA